CTGTCCGTTCCTTGTTGTTGTATTGTTATATATGTTACGACTTCTAACATTAATTAATTATATAGGCTTCTTTTGCGTAATCACTTAATGCGGTTATACTGAATTTCTGGTATGAATACCCGCCGTATTCCTGGGGTAAATCGTAATCCTTAATTACCAGGTTGGTTATATCCAGGTTTTGTAAGTATGTACACGCTACCTCTATACTCTTGTTAGCATTTAACATTAGTTTTAAATTTCTTACTTCGTCTATTGGATAGTGACCGTTTCCCCCTTTAGTCGTTATAATCCCGTTAATTGTAACTCCATAGTCTCCTAATCCTATATACTCTTTAACCGTTCCGTTACGTCCTTGGATTTGTGTAGTTACTATATTCTTACTCTGGGATACAGTCATTATCACCGTATCAAAAGTTAAATCTTGATAGGTTACCGTCTTGGTTACATTATTAACGACGTCCTGGTATGTTCCGCCTTTAAATGTAATATTGGCAAATACTGGCGTATCCAGTTGGGATTTACCTATAGGGCTATCCTGGTTTAATATATCGTCTGTAAACGTTAATACGTTATACTGGTTTGTCGGCTCTTGTGGTTTCGGGTAAAAGTTAGGCGGATACGGTATAAAATCTTTTACGATATTTACCGCAGTCATATTAAATGCTCTTTTTAATTCCTCTTGCATTATCTTTCGGCTATCATTTGCGAATCATTAACCGCGGATAATAATACAGATGTTACCATCTCTCTAATTTTCTCCGCGCCCTCTTTAATGTTCGTTGTGTTAATATTTTGTTCCTTTATTAGTGAATCAATACTAATATTGATACTATACGATTTCTGCCCAGTTGCGTTCTTTGCTTTAGGCGTTGTAGCACCTCCGCCTAAATCTCCAGGTTTGGCTATCGTTAACGGCGGGGTTGCTTTATTGTCCTCTGTGGTTGTTGCATCCGCTCCTTTACCTTTACCTTTCCTAAATGACGCGACACCCTCGTTATATCCTTTAACCGCACCCTCTCCTACTTTTTTATAGGCGCTGGTCATTTCTCCGACGCCTTTTAATATTCTGTCTGGGTCTAAATCAAAAACCCCCGCTATTATATCGCCTACCCCCTGGAAATATGTTTTTACAAAATCTACAAACCCCTTAATCGCTCCCCAGATTCCGTAAATAGCACCTCTGAACATTTCGGATTTTTGCCATAATATATAAAATAATCCAGCTACTACCGTTATGCCTCCACCTATTAACGCCCAGGCAGTCGCTCCAGTAATACCAGCCGAATACATAGCTAACGCCAGACCGTCCGTCTGAACCATCTGTAAAAATATATACCCCGTAGTTATTGCAGTCTTTACCGCCATCGCTCCCTGGTATGCGTTCCAGGCTATCATACCCAGCACCGCACCGCCCAGGGCAATACCTACGCCTATTACTATTTCTTTGTTTTGTTTTAACCAATTATACCCCGATTCTAAACCGCCTATAAAATCCATCATAACGCCTAACGCTCCCTGGATAGCTGGTTTTAAATCTTCATAAATATGATAAGACATTTTAAAAATTTCATCGCCTACGTTTGATATTTTAACCGACGTGTTTTCGCTCATATTAGCTAACGCACCCGCATATATTCCACCCTCTTTACTGGCTTGTTGTAGCGCATAGGTTAAAAGGTCATACGATACCTCCATTTCTTTAACCTGGTCTATAGGCTTACCAGTTGCGGACGCTAACGCCTGGTATATATTAATACCAGCAGTTCCGAACTGTTTAATATCCATAGCAGTAGCCTTGCCAGTAGTACCTATTTGCATTAGGTTACCGACCATACGTTCAAATTCTGCGTTACCTTTACCCGCTCCAGCTACCGCGTTAGCCAGGTTCATAACGTCATTACGCGCACGGTCTGCGGATTTACCCGCACCAATTAACGCCTGGTTAGCACTTAATAACCCCTCAAAAGAAAACGGGGTTTTTGTTGCATCCTCTAATGTATTATTAATTACATTGGACGCCTCGGCTTTACTTTTTAGTAGTGTAGTTAATCCAGTTAGTGAATCCTCTACGGTCGTACCCGCTTTAACGATACTACCTACCGCCATACCGATACCAGCAACCCCGAACGTAATACCCGCGGTCGTAGCCAGGTCTCCCAGAACTCCTTTAATTCCTCCTACGGATTTATTTAACTTATCCGTTTCGCTGGTAATGTTTTTAATCTTACCAGACATTAGGTCTTTAAGGGTTAGTACATATTCTACATTTTCAGCCATACTGGTTAGTCTTTTTTAGCGCATAACTTAACTGTGCAATGCGTTTCGCGAATTTATCTTCGGACATTTCCTCGGTGTCCTCTTTAAAATAAAAAAGGATTAGCGCACTCCATTGCTCTAATCCTAAACTGTCGCCCTCATCCTCTGGAATTAGATAGCTATCTATTTTTTTTTAAACTGGTTAGCGGACGCCTTAACCATTAGGTTAATTTCGTTAACTACCCCAATATAATAGATATCGTCGTCTAATATCTTTTGGTAGTCCGCTTCTTTTATTAGGCAGTCATCTACCAAAGATTCACACGCACTCATCCCGCCAGTTAAAACGCTATCCAAAATTCGGATTTTAGCTATTCGGCTAATCTCTTTTAGGTAACCTACTACTGGTTCGTCTTCAGAACCGTAGATAAGCGGTAATACTTTGCGTCCGTGAATCTTTGTTAATTCCTCTGCCCTTTCTTCTACTTGCTTTAATAATTCGTCTCTTTTTGTCATTTTCGTTCTTTTAATTTGTTATCAATTATCTTACTATTGCCCCGATAATTAACGGAATAGTTACCACTAATTTAGTATCTCCTTGGGACGCATCTAATGGGTTTTCCATAAACTCAACCGCTTTTAATACGTCTACCTGGTCTGGCGCTATTGCATTACTTCCGTATAGTACCTGGATATCAAAAGGTGAAATAGCCAAAGGGTTTCTGTTAGGGGAACTCGCAATAATACGTTTCCATTCATCCAGATAGATTTCGATACTACCCTCATACTCTACGTTACCATATCCACGGCTTACGGGTTCTGTACCTATCCCGTAGTTATTTTCTTTTTTCTGTTTAGCGTTATAGCTAATTTTTGTAATCCCTACTACTGGAACTCCGAATAAAACTACTTTTACCCCAGCCCACGCGTAGTTAATACCATTTATTAAAGGTGTTGCCATTTTTTTTATTTATTATATGCTTGTTACGAATCCGATATTTACCTGGATAACTCTACTAACTCCTTTAGGTAATAGGTTAACGCTTACTATAATTTTGCTTGTAGCTAATACGTCTTGGGTCGGGTTGATATCTACTGAATAGTTCGATAAATCCGAATCCCTTACCATCTGGTCAAGGTTAGGAACGGCTACGCTCTTTAAATGATTAATAGTAATATCGCTTATTGTGCCATCCGCGTTTAATTGGATAGGCGCTCCGATTTCTGGTAATAAAGACGCATAAACTCCGCGAATTGCCTTATCTATTGTTCTGTTATTCTCAATAAAACAATAATCAGATGTTGGCGCTACCGCAGTATATGAATCATTAGCGAATGAACCCGCCGAACCTACGTTTTTAACCAGGAATATATATCTATAGTTGCATAGTGCGTCAACTTGCGACGGTGCTACTGTGTTATACTCTTGACCGTTTGCAAAACCTACCGTATCGCATTCTGTGCCGTTTGAAAAATTAAATTTACCTTTCCAGGCTATATCTTGGCTAACTGTTGCTAATGCAACCGCACCCAATACCGCGCCTACGCAAGTCATAGAAACCCCGTTAGTGTCATATAGATATTTACCTAACCCTCCAGCATCTTGACCGATTACCGCGCTAACTTTTGGTGCGTTTAATTCTGCCAGGTTTGCCAGTTGGTCTAAATCTACCCCTACTATATCTGAACCTACCAATACGCTTGAAACTGGTTTATGAACCGCGTCTAACGCGTCGCATATTCCCTGGATAGTTGCAAGTTCGCCACTCCCAGATAATGAATCTCTCCTATAAATAGCCACTTGTCTAACCTTACCGCCAGACGCATTTTGAACTGTTGCAATTTCTGAATAATCTGTAGGGTTATTTTCTGTAATATGAACCCATAGAATACCTTTAGGTTGTAATCTAAAGAACTCGCTAATATGGTAGTGCTGAACCGCCAACTGTGACGCTACACCTCCATTAAATGTTACATCTGTAACCGCGGAAATATCCCCAGTATTAGTAATATCGCAACTATTAGAGTTTAACCATACACCTAATTTTTTAGGCGCTACTACGTTAACTACAGTTCCGCCAGATGTAGCAGTATACCCGTGATTAACAGTTCCAGCATTAATTAAACTTTCTATTGCAATGGCTACCGCTCCAGCCGTAGAATCTCCAGAAACTTTAGTATAACTCGCAATAGTTACTGTTTTATCTGGTTCTACCACTTTAATTACTACAGTATCCCCGTCGTTACCTATAGCGGTAATTTCTATCGTACTATATGCGCTTGTTGCGTCTGAATAATCCGCTACTATCCCTAACGCCTCGGCGTCGGAAACTGAATAAACTACCTTGGTAGCAGTTGTAGCGAATCCAGACGGGACGGTAGTACCGTATAGAATTAATCCGCTTATATGGTCTTCGCCAGTCAATGGTCTTCCTAAACCTCCTTGACCTTTTACGAAAATTATATCATTTAATGGCATTTGTTAATTTTTAGATTTTTTAGATTTTCTTTTTGTCTTCTTTGTCTCTGTCTTGTCTGGTTCTACTATCTGTAGTTCCTCTGGTTGTGGCTCTTCTGGTTGCTCTTCAGATTTTAATATCTCTTCTGTGCTTACCATCTCGAACCCAGGTTGTGGCTTGAATAGCCAGTCTTTATTGGAATTGAACCACACGTTTTTAATGTGCGGTTTCAATTTCAATATTTCTATTAATCCTTTCATCTTATTTAGTTTCAAAATGGAGCGGGGCTATTACCTCCCGCGCCAAAATGACTACAAAGAAAAGAACGTTTATTATGCCAGGATAACCTCGAAATCTTCTGGTACTAATGTAGTATATAAGAAGATTTGGTCGCTAAATCCGTACTGTACGTCGTATTTCATCAAACCTTTGATAAAGAATAACTCGGAGTTATTTTGTTTTCTCATCAACTGGAGTTGGTTATCTTCTACGGAGTTCATACCCAGGTAAAGGTTAGAACTTGTATCTGGTAATCCCTCGCAAAGGATAATAGTATCGTCTGCCAAACCAGCTACAGATACTACCTCGTAACCTTTGTATGGTTTTACTCCCGCTTCCATTGTGTTTAGACCTTTAAAAGTCAAACCAGTAACTAAAGCAGTTTGGTAGATTTGTTCTGTTGCTACAGATACGAAAAATTTAAGTCTCTTAAATCTGTCCGCTCTTGCAAATAACGCTTTTTTAGTTGTAGAACCTAAAACGATTAGGTCGTCCATAGCTTCCAATACGTTTTTATGTGATACTGTAGTAGCACCGCCAGTCAATGGTAGAGGGCTTAATACTTGTGGTACGTTTCCGTCGTTAACCATTTTCTTTAAGAAACCGTCAAAGAACTGTAGTTGGTAACGTGGGTCGTTGATATCTGTAATTACAGAGAAATCAGTTGAACCCATCCAGATACTGTTTTCGATTTGCTCCAAAGAACGGTTTAACGCAATTTGCAACATATAGTTTTCTGCCGTAACTGGTAGTTCACGCGCCAACAAAGTCGGGCTTAATTGCTCTGCTAACCAGTGAGATTCGAAATCTCTTGGGTTAAATTCAGAATAAATCATAATATCAGACGGGTATAATGTTCTGCCGTCGATAGTGAATGTTCCTTGTGATGTAGGAGTTGCTTGTCTTGGTTGTAGAGGGTTAGAGAAATCCACACGTCCAATAGTGTGTTTTTTCTTAATTCCGTCTTCAACGTGTACCGCGCCTTTACTTACTGTATTCATACCGTAAGTAGCTGGTAACCAGAAATAACTTGCGAATGTACCCGCGTACTGGGTATCGTTAATAACTAATGCCATTTTTTAAATATTTAATTTTGTTTTTAATTGTTTATATAATACGTCCCGCGTTCTTTAATGCGTTGCGTGTTTTTGCTTCTAACATCATTGCATTTGTAGGAACTTCAGTCGCTTCTATTTTGTTTTCTACTGGCATTTTTACCGCTTCTTTGTTAAAAGAAATCGACTCCAGCATAGTTTTAGCGTTGTCAAAATCCGCAACCGCTAACGCAGTCCAGGAGTTTTTTACCGCTTCCTCGCCCTTGATTTTTCCGCATTTAACGGCTTCCTCTACCAGGTTTTTTGCTTTATCCGCTTTAGCTTCAGCCTCTGCTTTAGCTTTATCTTCAGCCATTGCGTCACACTCCGCTTTTAATTCGTCGTATGCTTTTTTACTGGCTTCCATTTCTTCCTTTAGTTTGGCTAATTCAGCCTCCATTTTTTCGGCTTCAGATTTAACCTTGTTTTCGATAGCGGTAATAGCTTCGATTACATTTTCCTCTGTAGAGGATTCGTCCAGGTTTAAATGCGCCTTAATTGTGTTTAAAGACATATCCTTATTTGTTTTTGTTAAAGAATTTAATATTTTATTGCACTCGCCGTGAAACGCGTATACGTTCTCTGGCTTCGCGCGTAAGTACTTTGTATTAGCGTCTGCGCTATACTCTATAGAATCGCACAAACCCTTAATTAACGCCTCGCTGGAATCTACATACGTTTCTCTCGCCATCATTCCCGCCACTTCGTTTTCGCTCATTCCAGAACGTGACGCTATCATTTTAACGATACTGTCTCGGATAGCATTTAACGATTTATCGCCTCCCCCGAATGGGTTATGGTACATTAGGATACTGTAATCGCTCATTATACGCTTACGTCCAGCCTGGAATATAACCCCAGCAATACTCGCCGATATCCCCACATTATAGGTATCTACTGGCGTATTACTTTTTAGAATTGCGTTATAAATAGAATAACCGTCGGTTACTACGCCTCCAGGTGAATTAATCCAGACCT